TGAGGCATCGCATGAACTTTTTCTATGTATGCTATTGTTTCATATGATCTATAAGCATTAGCAGCCATAGAGGCAGTTACTCTTCTACCAGCAATTGATGGATGGCATTTATGTGTATACATATCTTTTTTTTCTGAACTAGCAAAGCATAATGCTCCACTAGCGCCAGGGTCTATTCCTATTACTGTTATAGGTCTCATTGTGCATCCTTTCTATATGAATAGTTATGTGCGCTTTTCACATACTTTTTCTTATATGTTTTGTATTGTCGTTTATATATTTTATACTTATCACTAAGTATCTCTCCATCAAATTTATTAAGTATAAGTTGTTGTTGTTCCGATACCGACTTTACCATATTAGTATTTTTGTATTTAGTACAACCTTTATCGTAAACTTCTTCAGGTATGACTTTAGGGGGAATGCCATCAATATCTTTAAACCAATAACATTTATCCTCGATGCCGTAGTAGCATCCCCCACAAGTCTTACGCAACTGTATCTTTCTCCGCTTCTTTGTAATCGTTGTAGAACTTACATTTGTTACCATTGAATCCCATAGGATAAGTACCAATCTGTCCGTATCTGCTCTTAGCAACAATCACTTCACTCTTGTATCTGTTGTACTTTTCACTATCAAAGTTGTATCCATAGAATACAAACATTGCTGATTCAGCAGTTTGTTCTATCACACCTGACTCTGCATAGTCACTCATTCTAGGTCTAGGATCAAATCGTTTTTCAATATCACGATTCAATTGCGATACAAGTATTGCAGAACAATTGTTTTGTTTTACTGCCCATTTGTAGTCTTGTACAATCTTTTCAATCTCGAACCTTCTGTCTTTGTAACCTTGTCCTACATCAATCAATTGAATGTAGTCATCAATAACAACATCGGGTTTACCTTTGTTAATCTCACGAATACAATCATCTAGACTTCGTATATCATCAAATGCTGTGAGTTTTTCATACTTCTCCTTAACATATTCAGATACACTGTTGAGTGCAATCTTTTTATCTTCAGATATTCCAGAACGAATCATAGAATAACTAATGTCATTGGATTCCATTACATACAACTTCTTCATAGTTTCTATGTTGCTCATCTCACGATTGAATAGCATAACACTATATCCTTGTTCAATCAATCCTCGAACTACATTCAGCATAAGAGTAGTCTTACCATGGCCAGGTCTGCCACCAAGAACTGTAATCTCTTTGCGAGTCATTCCACCTGCGAAATTATCTAATCTGCCAAGACCAAATTGTATTGTGTTAGAATCTTCTTGTAATGATTGGTTTGTTTCATCAACAATATCACTAATGTCTCTTGCTCTTGTAGGCTGTATGTGTCTTAGTTCATCAATCAATCTGCTGTGTTTTTCGATAATGTTACCTACTTCATTGTAGTTTTCATAACTAGCATTAAGTAAGTCTTGAGCTGATTTAGCAGTCTCTCTTTGTATATATCTTTCCCATACAATTTTAGAGTAGTGTTCAACTTTGCTTTTTGTAACTACATTATCTTGTAAATCCATAATGTATAAACTATCTTGCATACCAAATTTTTCTTGTACTTTGTTTGATAAAGTAATTACATCAATAGGTATTTTATTATTGTATAGTTCTTTCATACATCTGAATATGTTTTTACATTTTTCTGAATAAAAAGCATCGTCTTCTCGTATCCATCCCATTGCTATTTGCATTTCTACGTCTCCACCAATCAATACAGAACCAAGAACTGCTTCTTCAGCTTCTACATTTTGAGGCATTTGCTTTACTAATACATCCTCTATTTTTTTCATATAATCTCCTTTAGAATAAACTTGTCTGGTTGACAGGTTCATAGTTTAATATTAAATACTCCTTTCTTTTCTTTAATCTGTTTTCGTCTGTAGCACCATGATACTTTAAATCAATAGTGATTACATTATAGTCTTTGTATAGATCATACACCTCGTCTCTATAGTCGTATGATACCATAAATTTACCACCATTTTTATCTATATCATCTACTTTTTCCTTTAATCTAATGTGATCTTCAACAGTAAAGTTATGTTGATAGTAATCACCTTTATCTGTTGCGATGAAATAAGGTGGATCTAAGTACCAGAAATCTCCATTACGAGGTTTGTATCTATCTATAAAATCACCAAAGTCTAAGTTTTCTATTGTAGCACCTGCTATCTTTTCTCTAGAATACTTTAGTTCTGCTCCCCAATCTTTCTTCCAATCTTTTACCATTGACATTGGAGTATGTATAAGTTTGTTAAAACTATGTCTTATACAATAAAAGTATTTAGCAGCTTGATAAGGATCTGGTATTTCAATAGGTTTCTTTTCTCTAATATCTGCACGAAAGTCCTCAAATATTTTTCTTGATTTTGGTAACCAATCTAGATTATAAACAAGTTCATCTAGTTTATGTATGACGCACATATATAGATTTACTATGTTATTATCTTTATCGTTTACTGTATTCCATGTTGCTTTTTCTTTGCGAAAAAACATAGATAAACCACCAGAAAATACTTCAAAATACCTTTCATGGGGGGGTATGTAAGGAACAAGTTTTTTGCTCAATTCATACTTCCCACCATAATAAGGTATAACTATAGGACAATCGTACCAATCAAGCGATGGCAACTTTAGCCTCTTTGTATGCTAGTTTCTTTATCTTAGGATAAAGTCTTTGCTCAATAGAATGTGTAGAGTTTAGTCCTCTGTTCATGTGATGTGTTAGTACGTTAGTTCCAACATTAAATAAATCCCAAAATGTTTTAGGATTATTTGCAATAATCTTATCTGTAATCAATGTGTTTGTATGTTCTGGAAACATCTTCATAAAGTCAAGCATATGCTTTTCTTTAAAGTTTGTTTCTGCAAGAATAGGAAACTCATCTTTGAATACTAATTTAGTTTTATCAACAGTTGCTTCCACTATATCACTAATATCATCTAATGACATATTGCTAGATATGTGTTTGTTTTTGTATTTAGAAACAACAATGCCTATTACTGCTCCATTTAAACATATCAATCTAAATGCACCTGCCATGATATTTAAACCAACAGTCCCATCATAACTATTAGTAATGTTTATCTCAGGAATCATTTCATCCATCTTAGAAAACTTTACTTTTTCTTTTGGAAACTTCCAAGACATCATAGTTTTAGCACCATGATTAAGAACATTAACTTCTTTCAATTCACCACCTAGTTTCTTAATAAGTGGATTTGCTTTTTTAATTATTGTTTCATTCTTTACAAGTTTGTAACTATCTGTCATACAACTTAGTATTTTACCTGTGTCTTCTCTAACAATAAACTTGTATCCTGTTGAGTCTATCTCTCTATTAGAATCAACTCCTATTGCTGGAACTTCCTTAACAGGAAACTTAGCATTTTGTAACATAGTCTCTCTCCTTTGTTTTTATTATAATAAATCGTCATACATATCGTTAATATTTTTATCCAATATGTTTACTTTTTTTTCTATTCTATGAACTCTATATAGCATAGAAAGATTTAGTAAAAGTACCATTAGCATAGTAAACTCCCAATATGGAAAGTATTCTACACTAAATAGTGCTTCCCAATAATATCTCATACTTTACTCCTTTTCCAATATTTATGAATTAAATACATAATGTAATGTATTACTCCTAGTAAAAGTAATCCATTAAGTAAGTATTCACTTATATCTAATATAAACATTATCTCTCCTTTTTTATAAGCCTCTCTGATTAACTAATTTGCCAACAACAGTTTATTACAATAAATACATTGTCATTCATATTTTCTCAAATACCAATAACATATATATTGCGAGAGGCTTATATTTATTTTATAGGTGGAACTGATCCTAGTCTACGTCTCTCGTTTTCTAGAATCTCTTTATTGTTCTTACCTTGATTTCTAATGATTGCTTTTAAGTAAGCAAATCCTTTGTTTCTTTCAAAAACCCGGCTCTCATAATAATCATTTATACAATAATTTACAACACTATCTTCAAATTCTTTAATTCCAAACAAAAATTTTTCAAATTGATACCTATCATCTTGAGGCACATTTGTAATAATTTGTTTTGCTATTTTATTAATGTTCATTATTGTTTTTTTCCCTCTAACAGCAAGAAGTTTTCTTATACTTTGGCTTATATTTTTTCTTCTGTTGGAAGTATCGTATCCACAAGCAGGGCATTTCTTCATTGTGTAATACTTTCTTTGCATTTTGGACAAGTCTCCTTTGGTTTTCCATATGAAGGAAAGTTCTCGTAATAATTAGTTCTCATTACTTGCCTTTTCTTTTTACTATTTGGAGCTTCCCAACATACAGAACATATTAAACAATGTTTTACTCGTTGATCTGCTAATCTAGCATCAAATTCAAATCTAGCTTTTTCACTCTTCATTGTCTTGCCAAATATTACAATGTTCTTTACATTCTGAGCAAATGTCTGTGTCATCATACACTTTTGCTCCACAACATTCTGATCTATTCATTTTTTATTCTCACTTCAGTTTGTCCAGCCCACCTTACTGTTTTAAACCCAGCATCACTTGAATTTTTAGCACATACAATAGTAGCTGCTTCTGTATGATCTAAAACAATTGCTAGGTTGTCTGATTCAGTTTCTACAAGTTGGCCAGGTTCAACATCTTTAATATATACAAAACCTTTTTGTGGTTTCCACTCAGGTTTATCAATCATCGCAGACTTCGCAATGTCTTGAATTTTCTTGAGTTTCTTTTTCCATTTGGTTTCTGGTTTCATTGTCTTTCTCTCCTTGTATTATATCTGTTCTTATCTGAATGAAATCTTGTTTTATCTTATGTGTAAACATACTATCTGCATCAAAATGTTCAGCTGCTTCTTCGGTAAATTGCAAAGCATTAATTACCATTTCTATTTCAGATTTAGTTAATTTAATTACTGCACTTGATTCTTCCATTTCGTCTCCTATAAAATGAGGGTGATGCCGAGAGAGAGACGAGTTCGGAGAGTATGGGTTGAATACACACCACCCTCGCCTCAAAATTACTTAGAATATATAAATTCTTTCAAGTAAAATCTCTCAACGTTTTGTTATTTAGAAAGGTACATCATCATCCATCTCATCTTGAGATAGTTTTTCTCCACCTTTCCACAATGTAACTTCTTTTGCTTTCAATACAAACTTACGTTCTTGTTGATCTACAGGTAGATCTTTTGTATCTCTTGTAACATAAGAATGTGTTTCTAGTTTAATATTAACAGGAAGTCCTATAACATCTTCTTCTTCCACAAGAACAAGTTTCTTTTTGCCATCATCTTCTTCAAGTTCTATATTAAGACCTTCAAGCAATTTAAAGTATCTACTATTTTTGTTAGCAGATTCTGATGTAGTAAACACAAAGAAACCATTGTCGTAGTATTTTCTACCCGGCAGATGTGTGCAATTAGTATGCATTTCATTACCATCTTTATCAACAAGAGGTATTTTATTACCATTCACATCTTTTCTATGCTTATACCCATCCATCTCATACAGAGGTTGAGTAAGATCAGCAGCTTCATCTGCAATTGTGTAAGACATATTAACAATAATAGCTTCGCCCGCTCTAGTCATCACTTCTTTAGTATCAAGACTTGATATGTGAGCAGGATATGTACCTTCTTCAACAGGTACAAATGCATCTTGTTTTTTACTGTCAAACAATACACCTTCTAGTTCTCTTGCCATTTTATTCTCCTTATTTGTTAGTTGTAGTTGTGTATTTAGTTAATAGTTTATCGTATTCAGTTTGGAACTTTATCATTTCTTTTGATGGTTCTAGTCCTTTGCCTCCACGAAAGTAGAGGCTTGGAATTACATAAGTACCATTAGCAGTTTTGATATATCTTTTTACTGATGTTCTTTTAGTTGATATAGAATTACTATTTTTCAACTCTTTTACAGCAGAAGCTGATAGCTTACCGCTTTCTTTTAGTCTGTCAATATCAGACTGTTTTACTTTTCCCATTGATGGTCTCCTTTTATTTTATTTTGTATATGTACATCTACTTGAGATTCTAGTTCTTCTGGCAATGGATGTGGATCTTCTTGCATACTGAATGTATGAAACGAAGGATTTACCACAAGTGTTTTACCAGTTTGTAGTGTTTTGAATGTCATCATTGGTTTTCCGTTGAATTGCTTTCTACCAGTAAATATCATCTGATTGAACTCACGCCCATCAGAAGTACCCACAGCATACACTTCACCTTCTACCAATAAATAATCATTATTTTGATGTATCCTTTTCATTTAATTTATCTCTCTCTCTTTTTAATTTAGACAACGAACCATTGTAGTTCGATGTATTTAGTTTCTGGTCTTTGATTAGTTTATGTATTTGTTCCATTTTTGATTCACTTATATCAGATGCTACTACAAGAATTTCATTCTTCATTTCATCTGACAATTCAAGATCTTCAATCTGATTTCTGTATACGTCATCTGCAATATTCAAATACATATTCATTGCTTTTTTCATACAATCTGTATTAGCAGCTTTGATGTCGTTACCTATATCTACGAAATCTCCAGTGCCTCTCTTAGTCTGTATTCTATGAGCTGCTACCATATCTCCAGTTCGCCATATACCTTCATCATACCACTTCAATCTACCATGTACTACATAGGCAGCACTACCTAAGTTTTCTGTCTTTACAATTTCCCAAGACCAGCCTGCATATTCTTTATCTGCAATTTCTCTCATGTATCCAATCTCTACATAATCCTGTCCTTGTCTTTGTTTGACAAAAGGAGCAGGAGTAGGAGTAAAAGATACTTTCTTGTGTTTTTGTGTGATTGCTTTTCTTATTTCGTTTGTTGTTGATAACGTAGATTCATCTACTATTATCTGCGTGTTATTACTCATTGTTATCCTTTGTTTATTTTATTGGTGTTGGACAGACATCATTATAACTACAATATCTACATTCCCAATCTTCAAAAGGTGTTCCATATCCTATGCTTGGTTCTAATTCGTCAGCAAGATGAAACTCTTCTCCAAACTCATCAAGTATATCATTCGTATCTTCCCAATATTCTTTTGCTTCTTTAATATAAGAACTATCAACAAGTTGTTCTCTCATCATAGAAGTATTTTTATTGTACCAGATAAGAAAAAGATTTACCTTTTCTATTTTTGGATTTTGCGATATTGCAAGACCATAAGTACCCAACTGTAACTTATAGTTTCTGTCTGTTGTTTTGACTCGGTTGTCTTTCCGACCAAACTTTGTTGTCCATTTGTAAGCTGCAACAGTTTTGTAATCATATATATCAAATACATTATGTCTTCTTTCACCTAGATCAAATGTTCCTACAACATTTAGTTCAGGTATAGATACTTTTTCTTCAATATATATATCTTTCTGAGGATTGTCATCTTGTATTTTAGACATTGCTCTTTCTAAGTCTTCATGTACAATTGTACCAAGACGTAAGAGCCTTAACGATTTATCATCAAGGCCCTTTGTCTCATATCCAAAGAAAGAATACATTTGTTTTCTGTAACAACTACCAGCAGAAGATGCATGAAACTCTTCATTTTCTTTTTCTGCTTGTCTATCATCATTAATGTCTGATAGATATTTATTATATGATTGTATTATATCCATAGTCTCTCCTTATGTACTCTAAATTTAACAATATTAACATTTACTATCAACAGTTGAGTTCAAATATAGTTTGAATTTGCTTAAATGTTCTGCACTTCTTTTATTTCCACCAATGTTGAATCTCAATGGTTTATCTAACATCCACAAACCTTTTGGTGTAAAAGGATTACGTTTGTCATACAATGTAGTCCATTTCCAATCATACAATGTGAAAACTATATTGTCATTAATAAATGCATATTCTCCAGATATTTTGTAATCATCTCCCATATTTGGTTTACCAAATGTCTTAACAACATTTTTTGGTATTAGATCTATTTCACCTTGATAAAAAGTTCCACATATTATATTCTGATCATCTGATAGAAAAAATTCCATTATAACTCCTGTTCTTTTATTATATACCAATACTTTCTGCCAGCGTCATCATCCCATACTGACATTTCTTTTAGTATATTAAGTGTGTTGTTTGATACTCTTGCTATATCTCCTTTTGCTATAGGTTCAAAGTAACCTACAACCAGAGATCTTTTAAACTCATGTGTTCTAAATTGTATATCTTTGTATCCATACAAGGTTAGCAATAGTTTTATCTTACCTTCCGCATCTTTCTGCATACCATCTATTTCATCAACAGGAACAATAGCATTAACTGTTCTTTTTGAATAAGGACATTTCTTTTTGTCAAATGTAGTTAGTTTACCATCTTTCTTGAGATCGTTCACTCTACCACTTACTGCATTGATTTCATATTCTGTTATAGCACATATCTCACGAAGAGACATACCTTTGCTATGTATATTATAATGCTCTGTTACAACTTTCATAATATTGTGTTTTTGTGTATAAGATACACCTTCTTCATTTATTTCTTTGTATGCTTGTTTACTTGTTTGTGTTACCATGTTACTTCTCCTTTTTGTTTAGTTCATCAAACCCAAGAGCAAACTTAAGAGATTCTATTCTGCCTGTGCATACGTCTATAAGTGTTTCGTTTGCTTCCTCAAATTTGACATTTTGACTTCTTATAAGATATTCTTTCATGCTCAATTCTTTTTCTAATGCAATTATTAGTTCATCTTTTGTTTTTACTTTTAACATTGTTTATCCTTTTGTTTAGTTTAAAATTTTTGCCTACATCCGACTCCAACGGATCGTAACGGAGCCACAGTTGAATGGAGCAAATAAACAACTGTTGCGTTAGATAGGCAATGGTATAGTTTGTATTCATCACTCTATACTTTTCACTCGTTAAACGACGTTACTAAGAAATAGGTGTCAACTATTAGCATCACTATACACTTCACACTAATAGCTGTTACTAGTAATAATTTAGGCACTGCTTTCATAGACGATGCGGAGTCTACTTTTTTACCACATTGTAGTTGTGAGTGGAAGGGAACAGTGCCTATAAAATTTTTGAGCAGTTTTACAACTTACTCAGGTTCAACCACATCAATCAATAGGCACAATAGTACAAGCTTGATGCTTACTAAGCCAATCAATTGTAAACTTAATGATACGAATAAAAGAAAGCCGTTGATCTGTTTTCACAGAACCTTTCTTTGTTCTATACCAAAAAGAATTGTTGTCTCTAGCAACTACTAAATAGTCACCAGACTTAGCAACAAATGTGATTGATGATTTGTGATTCTTCATAAGAACCTCCTTAGGTTGGTTAGCAAAATATTGATCTTTTTTATGCTTACTAACTATTCCTAAGTTTATACCCAAGTTATTCTAGAATGTAGTATATATAGAGGAAATATCTACATACCTTACATTTATACGCCTAACACGAGCAGTTGCGTACTTATATACATGCTTATATACATATATACATAATAATAATACTATAAAATTAAATAAAAGAGGTTGTGGGAGTTACTAAACTTCACTCCCATCCTCATTACTTTAGAGTTCTAAGGCTCCATCCTATTTGACCCCATTTCTTAGCTGCATATCTATCATTATTCATCTGAGCTTGAGTCTCATACAACTTAGCAGTAGCGGCTATATTCTTAGCAAGTCTACGCTTAGTAGCTAGAGGTTGGTCAGATAATTTTAGGATAGCTTCAGCCATGAACACATCAGCATCCATATGCATAACGTCAGATAATTTGTCATCTTCTGTTATGTTAGGTTGCTCCTTGTTTCTTTCTATTAGTGACATTTGTCACCTCCTTTATATTAGTTCAATAATTATTATTATAATATAAAATAGAAAATAACGAAAATTGTATTTTGGGAATCTCCCCGATAGGGGGTACATAGTATAAATAAGACTCTCTATCAAAATCATACAATTTTTCTACTAAATAACTGGGGTAACTACTTGTATTAAGTTGTATTATAGTTTAAATTAATGGGTGGTTGGGTCGGGATAAATAAAAGGTGTAATTAAAATGTCTGAAGTAATAGAAGGTTTATCAAACTTACCAGTCTCAGAACAAGAGAGAATACTGAATAAATTATCACAGGATTTAGTTCCTGTAGAAATAGACGACAAAGTATACCTTGTACCTAGAGAAGTAGACGAACTAATAGATAGTTTATCTGCTCAAGTTATGTTATTAACTGAATATCAATTTAAATGGCAGAAAAAAGAAAAATTAAAAATGTAGAACATTATGTCTATGAAGACATAGACGAGTTTAGAGAGACGTATCCAAATACAATAGTTCATCCAGATTGGCGAAAAGCAGAAGAAGGTGATTGGGTTATAAGTGACGATGATAGAATTGTACAATTGTTAAAAGTCAAAACAAACGTTAATCATCATTCAGATACAAAAAATTATAACTATGCAAACGGATGGGTGCGAACTGTAGTAGGTAGTTTTATTAATAAACCTAGTACAAAAATGGATACAGATTTTAGTAATCATCCTAATAGATATACATTTTCTACAAAAATAAAAAATACTGCGGATAATTTTCGTAATAGAAAAAAAGTCACAAATAAAGAAAAACAATTTGCTACAAATGTAGTAATAGGAATGGGGGCTGTAGAAGCATACAAAAATGCTTACAAAGAAGTCTCAGAACAAAAAGCAAGAAAAAAAGCAACCGTACTTTTAAAACAGGAAAGAGTCATGGAAGAAATACAAAAGTCTGTATTAGATGTCGCAAAAGGATTAGGGATAGATCATGAGTATATTCTTAGTAAATTAAAGCATCTTGCAGATTATAGTGAAGACGATAATATTATATTACAATCAACAAAAGAATTAGGTAAAGTCATAGGTACATCTAATAATACTATTAAACAGAAAGAGGTAGGTTTAATAGGTATGTTTGAGGGTTTTTCTCCTGAACAATTAGAAGGTGCAAAAAGAAATGAATTACCTATTGAAACAAAACAAATAAAATCCGAGGAATAAAATGGGAGTAACTGAAGGAATTGTAAAAGATAGCGATGGAAATATTATATGTTGTTATCATTGCGGTTCTAGAAACATACACAAAAGTGGATTCTTATATAGGGCAAATTCTAAAAAACAACAATGGAAATGTTTAGCATGCGGTAAAAAAACAGTTAGACCTACTATATTAGAAAAAAGTCCATTTAAAGTAGAAGAGAGAGATCCAGAATCTATACCAATAGAAGAACTTATTGAGTTTAGAAAAAAACAATACAAACAAAAAAAGACATCTAAAGAAAATAGAAAACTTGTAAGAATTGATATAAACATAGATGGGCCAATAGGAATTGCACATTTTGGTGATCCTCATGTAGATGATGATGGTACAGATTTATCTCAGATTATTCATTACATGACTTTAATTAATAATACAAAAGGAATGTTTGCTGGTAATCTTGGTGATATACAAAATAATTGGATAGGAAGATTGTCTGCATTGTATGGACAACAATCTACAAGTGCAAAAGAATCATGGAGACTTACTGAATACTTTGTAAATAAATTAAATTGGTTATACTTAGTAGCAGGTAATCACGATGTTTGGTCAGGCGATGGCGATCCATTAGATTTTATTATGAGAGATCATCAGGGTTTATATGAAAAGTGGGGAGCAAGAATGAGACTTGTATTCCCTAGTGGTAAAGAAATACGAGTTAATGCTAGGCACACATTTAAAGGAAATAGTATTTGGAATACTGCTCATGGTGTAGCAAAAGCAGCTCAGATGGGATGGAGCGATCATGTTCTTACTTGTGGACATACTCATGTGTCTGGATACCAAGTTGTTAAAAGTCCTTCTAGTGGATTAATTAGCCATGCATTGCAAGTAGCATCATTTAAAATTATGGATAGTTATGCAGATAAATTAGGATTAGATGATAAAAATATATTTAATTGTCCTGTTACAATTATTGATCCTAGATATGAAGATGATGATAACAGATTAATCACAACAATATTTAATCCAGAAACAGCATGTAAATACTTAACATACTTGAGAGAAGACTATGCAAAAAAGAAATAGTAAACATTTTTTAGACAATGTTCCAGATGAAATGGAATTAGATGAAGCTATTATAATGCTTAAAGATTTAAATAATAAAGTTAGAAAAGAATTTAATCTTTATAGTATGTCTTCTAAAACATATACAAATATATTAAGAATGAGAAAAATAATAGAAATGCTACCTATACCTGAAAAAATGGAGACAACATGAAATCTAAAAAACCTTTAACAAAACATGATTTAAAAAGAAAGATAAATGATTTAGAAAGAACAATTCTTTTTATAGCAGATAGATTACAAAGATTTGAAGTTGTATTTAATGATTTTGTAGATATGACAAAACAAGCTAAAAAGTTAGAAAAGTATTTAGATGACAAATATAAACAAACGGAACGTAAACAAAGCTGAAGAAGCATTACAATTAGCGTATAAAGATCTTATATCATTTGGCAAATTATTTTTACCAGATGACTTTATGCGTAGCGAAACTCCATTCTTTCATTACGAAATAGCAGATGCAATAGATAATAAAAATGTAAAACAAACTGCAATTATTGTACCTAGAGGACATGGCAAGACAGTCTTAACAAAAGCATCTATTATTAAAGACTTTGTTTTTGCTAAAAAAGAAAACTTTTTATTTTATGCATGGGTATCTGCTACCCAAAAATTAAGTGTAGGTAATATGGATTATATTAAATATCACTTAGAAAATAACGATTCAATTAAATATTACTTTGGGCAAATGAAAGGTCGAAAGTGGACAGAAGAGGATATAGAACTTTCCAATGGATGTAAACTTATTAGTAAAAGCAATGTCGCAGGAATTAGAGGAGGTGCAAAACTACACAAAAGATATGACCTCATCGTACTTGATGACTTTGAACACGAAGCAAATACAATCACCAAAGAAGCTAGAGACAAAAATGCTAACCTTGTTACCGCTGTTGTGTACCCTGCCATTGAACCTCACACTGGTCGTCTTAGGGTTAATGGTACTCCTGTTCATTATGATTCTTTTATAAATAATTTATTAAATAAATATGCTAAATCTAAAAAAGATAAAAAAGAATTTGCTTGGAAAGTAATTACATATAAAGCATTAATAGATGAAAAAACTCCATTATGGGAAGGATGGTTTCCATATTCTAAGATACAAGAAAAGAAAAAGTTTTATTCTGATTCAGGACAACCTCAAAAATTTTATCAAGAATATATGATGGAAGTACAATCTGAAGAAGATGCAATATGGAGAAGAGAACATATAAGATATTGGGAAGGGTATTTTAAACATGAAGATGGCGTTAATTACATTATTAAAAATGGTTCTGATATTCCTGTTAATACATTCATTGGTTGCGACCCAGCAACAGATATTGATACAAAACATAGTGATTTTTCTGTAATAACAGTTATAGGCATAGATGCAAATAATGAACTATATGTATTAGAATATGAAAGACATAGAAGCATTCCTACGATTGGATCTAAGAATCCTGAGACTGGTGAATTGTTTGGAAAAAAAGGAGTTGTAGATATAATCTTAGAACTTCATCAAAAATATAATTGTGTATCATCCACTGTAGAAGATGTTGCAATGAATAGAAGTATTTTTCAAGCATTAAACGATGAAAGAAGACGTTTAAATAAGTTTGACATATCTGTTATTCCACAAAAACCTGGCGGACAACAAAAAAGAAATCGCATTTATTCTGGACTTTCGGGTCGTTTTAGTACAGGAACAGTACATTTACGAAGAAATATGTTTGATTTAATTAACGAAATACTTACTTTCGGCCCTAAAATGGCTCACGATGACACAATTGAGAGCCTTTATTACGCACAAATACACTCTTTTCCTCCAAATATGAAAAAGGATAAAGAAAAAAGAACTTGGTTTAAACCAAAAAGAAAAGCAAAAAGTTGGTTAGTATCATAAAAGGAGTACAAAATGAAATATGGTAAAAAATCTGGATCAAAAAAGAAAGTAGCAAAAAAAACTAAACCTAAATCTAAAAAGAAATATTAATGTATAAATTTGGTAAAAGAAGCAAACAAAGATTAAAAGGTGTAGATCCTAGACTTGTTAATGTTTTAAATGAACTTATTAAAATTATGGATGTTACTATTATTGAAGGCTTGCGGAGTAAGGAGCGGCAACAGGAATTATTAGCACAAGGGAAAACTAAAACTAAGTATTCCAAACACATACAAGGAAAAGCTGTTGATCTCGCTCCTTACCCGATTAATTGGAATGATAGAGAAATGTTTCACTATATGGGTGGAATGTTAAGAGGCCTTGGTAAAGCAATGGGATTAAAAATTCGTTGGGGCGGCGATTGGGATAGTGATGGGGATATACACGATAATAATTTCGATGACTTAGTTCATGTAGAGATAAGGGATTAATGCAAAAGAAAAAAAAGAAGTTTAATGCTGAAGGTTCTGGATATGATTATGAATCAGCTAAAAAATATGGAATAAAACCAGATTCAACTGGAAAATGGCAAAGTAGAGTTCCTGAAACTGGACTTCTTTTAAAAGGTTCAAAACATAAAACTTGGAAATTAACATTAGAAGGTGAAAAAAAAATGGGATGTAAGGTAATTAAAAAAAGTGGAAGATATTATTCTATATGCCCAGATGATTCATCAAAGAGAAAATAAATGGCAAGAGTAACAAAAAAATCTAAAGCACAAATAAATAAACAATTATGGGATAAAGCAAATAATTCTCATAGACAAAGATGGCAAACCAAAAGTCAAAAAGGATATGATTTTTATCTTAATGAGCAATTAACTAAAGATGAACAAACTATGTTGGAAGAATCTGGTATGCCAACATTTACTATAAATAGAATAACTCCTATTATAGAAATAATGAAATATTTTGTTACTGCTAATAATCCCAAATGGAAAGCTGTTGGAGCAACTGGAGACGATGTTGATATAGCTCAAGTTCATTCAGACATAGCAGATTATTGTTGGTATTTATCTAATGGAAAATCTTTATATAGTCAGGTTATTTTAGATTCGCTTACAAAAGGATTGGGGTTTTTTCTTGTAGATATTGACAAAGATGCAGATAGAGGAATGGGTGAAGTTAGATTTAATAGAATTGATCCTTATGATGTATTTATAGATCCTGCTAGTAGAGATTTTTTATTTAGAGATGCTGGTTTTATTCAAATTAGAAAAAATATATCAAGAAGTGTTTTAATAAATATGCTACCTCAATTTCAAGCAAAAATTAAAAAAGTTACTAAAGGAACTGATGTTATTTCATATTCACAAAGAGATGAAGATTTTACAGATAGTATACAACCTGAAGATGTTACATATGGAATTAATATGGAAGGAGAAGATGATGATATAATTCCATATTATGAAACATATTCAAAGAAAAAATTTAAATATCATAATGTTTATATAAAAATACAACCATCTCCTGCTGAATTGGAATTAATAAAAGAAAGTATTCAAGAAACATTATCAAGTTTTCAACAAGAAATAGAAGTTCAATTAATAGAAAAACAATTACAAATAGAACAACAAGTTCAAGAAGGTGAAATTATTCCAGAAAGAGCTAAGTTAATGATTGAAAATTCTCAAAAAATGGCTGCTCAAGCTATACGAGAAAAAGAAATGGAACTTATATCCGAAGCTCAAGAACAAGCAACAATTATTAAACAACAAGTTTTAAGTGATTCTGATTTTAAAATACTAAAAGAAAGTGAAGAAGCTCAAAAAAATATTGTTGATTCTATAGAATTTTATGAAAATAGAATTGTAAAAACTTGTAGTGTAGGTGATGATGTATTTTTATTTGAACAAATAATACCTATTAGTGAATATCCAATTGTACCTATTCCATATATGTACACAGGAACTCCATTTGCTATGAGCGCTATAACTCCATTAATAGGAAAACAACAAGAAATTAATAAAGCACACCAAATAATGTTACATAATGCAAATCTTTCTTCTAATCTTAGATGGATGTATGAAGAAGGATCTGTACCTGAAGATGAATGGGAAAAATATTCTTCAGCGCCAGGCGCATTATTAAAATATAGACAAGGATTTTCCCCTCCCACACCAATACAACCAGCACCTATTAACAATGCTTTTTTTACAGTTGTTCAGCAAGGAAAAGCAGATGCAGAATATATTAGCGGAGTACCTTCTGCAATGATGGGTTTTTCTCAAGATCAAGCAGAAACATATAGAGGTTTACTTGCAAATGATGAATTTGGAACAAGAAGATTAAAAGCATGGATGAATAGTATTGTAGAACCTTCTTTAGAGCATTTAGGTAGAGTATTTAAAATGATGGCTCAAAAACATTATAATATTGAAAAAATATTTAGAATTGTACAGCCAGAAGCAGGCAATGATCAAGAAAAAGAAGTAAGAATTAACGTTAATTTATATAATGATTATGGTAAAGCTATCGGTAAATATAAAGATTACGCATCTGCAAGATTTGATGTAAGAATTATAGCTGGAGCAACTTTACCATTAAATAGATGGGCATTATTAGAAGAATACTTTAGATGGTATCAGGCAGGATTAATTGATGATATTGCAATGTTATCTGAAACAGATATACGAAATAAAGAAAAAATAGTAGAAAGAAAATCTATGCTTTCGCAAATGCAAGGTCAATTACAATCTATACAAGAATTAGTAAAAGAAAAAAATGGTACAATAGAAACATTACAACGTCAATTAGTACAAGCAGGTATTAAAATGAAAGTTGGAGATGCTGGTAATGAAATACGAAAAGATGTTCTTGAAACTGAAGCACAACAAAAACTTCTAAGAGGAATGTTAAAAGTTGAATTTCAGAAAATGAAAGACGAAATGCAATCAGATATAAAATCAACAAGAGAGGATGTAAGGAGAAATGAGCAATCTTAGCACTTGCATTTTAGATTTTATAACTGCTAAATTAAAATAACCTTAAAATAGGAGATAGTATGTCAGAACAAGTAGGTAACGCCAATCAGGCCCCCGAAAGTAAAAGCGTACAAGATGCCGTCATGGGAATGTCATCTAATGATTTCTTTGAATCTTTAGATAACCAAGTTAATGGTGGCATATTAGAACCTTCACAACCAACCTCGGAACAAAGCGGTAACACGCAGACGAGCCCTAATGTAGAAGTTCAGAACGAAGTACCAAATAATAATTTGGATACTTTACAAAAAAGGTATAGTGATTCTAGTAGAGAAGCAAAAAGGCTTAATTCTAAGTTAAAAGAATTAGAACCTTATATGCCTATACTAGATGCTATGCGAGAAGACCCTAATTTAATTTCTCATGTTAGAAATTACTTTGAGGGTGGAGGCCAGACCCCTGAAACATTGAATCAAAAATTAAATTTAAATGAAGATTTTGTTTTCGATGCTGACGAGGCTTTCAGTAAACCCGATTCTGATTCTGCAAAAGTATTAGGAGCAACGATTGATGGAGTAGTCCAACGTCGTCTTTCTAATGTCTTACAAAGTCAAAAGCAAGAAAATGCAAAAATGGCTAAAGAGGCTCAATTCAAACAAAAGATGAATATGTCTGAGGATGAATGGAAGAATTTTACCGAATTTGCAAAGTCTAAGTCTTTAGAACTTGAAGATATATATTACTTAATGAATCGTAAAAATAGGGATGTACAGATAGCTGATAACGCTAGACAAGAGATTCATAATAAGATGAGAGAAGTTCAACAACAACCTGCTACACTTGCAACACAAGGAAGCACACCAGTTGAAAAGTCATCCGATGACAAAGTTTTTGATACAATTTTGGGTTCTGGTAGTGAACTAGAAAAGGCTTTCAGTATATAAAATAATATATTGACGGCCATTAACTCAAAATAAAGAGGTGACAAAATGGCTGATGTATTCGGCATGGAAGAACTAGGAGCTTCACCAGACGCCAGAAGTGATGGTTATGGTACTCTACCTAGTACAGGCGACCTTAGACGTAGATATAATTTTGGGGATAGGATTTCTGAACTTTCAATAGCGCAAGACCCTTTCTTCCGATTTGTATCACAAGTCGCAAAAAAACCTACGGATGACCCAGAGTTTAAATTTACTGAACGAAGGGGTTCGTATCACAAACGATACGCTTATGTATCAAATCATGGAACATCTGCTCCTGCTTCGGCAGCTGGAGTACAAGCAACTGTAACACACACAAATGTAGACGCTGGTGATATTTATTATTTTTGTATGATTGGTGATTACAAGTCAGCAGGTAATATTCAAACTATTTATGGAAATAGTAGTTATGATGTTTTACCAGGCTCAAGTGGTTCTCAACCTACATTCTTTCTTCCAAATTCAATTGTGAAGATTCCTTATATTATTGCTGGTTCTAGCAATTTTAATGATTCTGAATCAGCTAGTGATTGGGATGACTCAGGTGGAACAACTGATGTAGCAACAACTCCAGATGATTATCTTATTGTTAAAATATTATCAGTAGATAGTGATTCTGTATCTAATGCAGTTGTACTTAAAACAGAAGTAGTTAGTAAAGGTTCAGCAGGAGCTGATTTAGAATTAACTTCTTTTTATAAGCATAATCTATCATTAGATAGTGTTGATGTTTCTGGAAAATCAATAGCATTGTATCTTGAAAAGAAAAGATGTTACGTTGTAGGATCTGCTCATTCTCAAGGATCTGGATACCCAGAATCTTGGAAAGATCAACCTTTCTCAAGTGCTGTTGGATTAACTCAAATCTTCAAAACTGCAATGGCAATGGATAATACTACAAGAGCAACTGTTCTTAAGTATGAACCTAATGAATTTGCAAGAATCTGGAGAACAAAGTTAATTGAACATAAGTACGATATTGAAACAGCATTATTGTTTGGCGCTCAGGGAACTGATAGTTCTGGAGCTCAGTATACAGAAGGTGCAGTTAGTTTCATTACTAGTTACGGAAACATCTTTGATGGTTCTGGAATTGGTGGAACTGGTTCAAAGTCTCAAGATGATTTTCTTGACGATATGAGTAACTTTCTTGACCCAAGATACAATAATGCAAGTGCAACATTGTTTATGTGTTCTACTGATACATACAATTGGATGCATAAGTTGAGTGGTTACTTTTCAGCTAACGTTTCTAAAGTTAAAGACGGAAGTACAAACTTAGGTCGTGCAGACTTCAGTATGGCTGGAAAAAAGAACGTCTATGGATTAGATGTTACACAAGTTATGACTCCTTATGGAGCTATGAATCTTGTTCGTAATATTCATCTAGATTCAACTGGCATTAAGATACTCGCAATTAACATGACTCAATGTGCATACCGACCATTGGTAGGTAATGGATTGAATCGTGATACTGCGGTATACGTTGGAGTTCAAACTCTTGAGAATAGTGGTGTTGACCGTAGGGTTGATTTAATTCAAACTGAGGCCGGTATGGAATGGCGTATGCCAGAAGCCCATGCGGTCTGGAAATAGGAGGTAAATCATGGGAATCCCTTTATACGGACAAAATAAAGATGGTGGACAGCTTGAAAGAAAAGTTGGTTCAGTAGTAAAATGCACAGGAGGAGCAGCTGTTTCTCTTTCTGCTAGTGATAGTGGATCAATTGTGCATATTGCTGGAGGAACTAATGGAGCTGCAGCTTGTAGTTTACCACACATAAAAGGACAAGATGGTCTTGAGTTCACATTTTTACTAGCAGCTGCTAACGGAACTGGTGATTTTGATATTGACGCTAGAGATGGTGTTGATTTCTTTGTTGGAAGTGTTGTTAGTGTTGAAGGTACTAGTGATGTTGGAATTGATTTCGACGGAGCTACACATGATCAATTAACTTTAGCGGCTTCTAAAGGAGCAGCTGGAGATAAAATTCACATTGTCTCTTGTGAAGGTAAATGGTGGGTTGAAGGTGTTACTAACGACCAAGATGGTTGGGCAGTTGGTACAGCTTCCGCTAACAGTTAATAGTGAATAACAATATATGGGGGAGTTTCGGCTCCCCTGTATATAAAACAAAAGTTAAATGGCAATAACAGATATACAAGCAACAGTTCTAGCAAACACAGGAAATACACCTACTGCAAATAGCGTAGAGGATGCACAAAGATATGTAGTATCAGTTATTCCTAAAGATTTATTAAAATGGGCTTCTTCTGAAACATCTCCTTCTTCACATGGCGGAAATACAAGCGCTACTTTAATTACTCTTCCAATAGGAACAGATAATGTAATTTCTGTAAGAAGAGAATCATATTCAGCAGAAGAAGTTTCAATAGAAGATAGAGGGTTTATAGCAAACAATTCTAGTTTAAAATTAGCAACTTCAGTTTTTCCTAAATATTTTAGACAAAGTGGAAATTCGATAGTTGTTAAACCAGATCCAACAGATAGCGCAACAGCTCATGTTACATATATAGATTATTCTAAATTAGATGATACTTCTGATTTAAGAAATGCAGTAATTAATTACACTACATCAAAAGAATTTTCTAGATTAGCATCTGATACATTACCTTCTTGGAGTAATATTCTACCTCCAGTTAGTCCAGATATATCTAATAAATCTATTAGTTTCAATACAGATGCTCCTTCTTATATTAAACCAACATTATCATTTACATCTTTTCCATCTTTATCTTGGAATTTACCATCAAGACCGGTATCTCCAATTATAAATGCAAATACTTCTTCAACTGGTGGAGCAGAAGTAGATACTTCTAAATTAGCAACAGTTCCTTCATTTGTTCCTCCTGTTATGCATCCTCCAGATAGATCAGATGTAGAAAATTGGATAAATACTGAAGAAGATTCTGAAATGTTAGCTTCAAGAGTACAAGCTATTCAATCTCAAATTTCAGAGTATCAAGCAAGATTAAATGAGTCTAAATCTAAATTTGAACAAGAATCTGTAGAATACCAAGCAAAACTTCAAATAGCATTGCAAGATGCTCAACAAGCAAACACTGGTGATTCTGCATTAATAAATCAATTTAATTCAGATATACAAGTTTATCAAGCTGAGATAAATAGTATTATACAAAATAATGCAAATCAAATAAACGAATGGCAACAAGAAAATACTTTAAATTTTCAAAAATACAATTCAGATATTCAAAATGAATTAAATGAATTTAATAAAAACAACGTTGAATATCAGGCTCAGTTGCAAATATCAATACAAAATGCACAATTAGAAGATTCTGGAGATGCTAAAAAACTTCAAAAATATTCTCAAGAATTACAAGATTATCAATTTACAATTAACAAAAAAGCTAATGAAGTTCAAAATACACAACATTATGAAAGAGAATCTGAACGATATTATAAATTTGCTCAAAGTGAAATACAACAATATATTCAAAATCATTCTCAGGTAATTGCAGCTACAATAGCTTCTCAATCTCAAAGGAGATAAAATATGGCAGATAAAGTAACATATGCAGTTAGCTGTACCCCACAAGAAGAATTAACAAATGAAAATAGTGGAACAACATTTGTAATTGCAAGTGAAGTAAATACATCATTAGGTGGAAGTGGAGCAGCTGTAGTAACTGATTATAGTGGAACATCAGCAGTTCAAGGATATAAAGATGCATCTGTTTATTACATAGAAGCTATTGATAGCGCTGACACAACCGATATAAGTTCTGAGTCTACTGCAAGTTTTGTATTTATAAAAAATACAGGGTACACTTATAGCTCAGCAACTGTTTTAGGAGATGCATTATCTAAGTCTTTAAAAGTTATGATTGGAACAACAACAATTTCTGTATTAGATGGAGGTGAAGCTATTATATTAAAAGATGATAACGCAGGATTAGATTGCACTGGTATTCATGTAAGAACAGTTGATACAGATGGAAGTAACAATGCTAGCGCTGGACATTTAGCTGTAGAATTTTTGGTGGTAGACTAATGACTGTTTTAGAATTAATGGAACGAACAGGAATGAAAGAGGAAACTCTTGCAATAGCATACATAAAAGATGCAATACACCTTATTCAAAGTAATACAAAAGAAAAATTAGATGTAAATAAACAAGATATAATAAATGCGCATGATTCAAATGATAATGTGTATATATTACCTAGAGATTTAATAGCGATAGAAAGTGTAAGTGTATTAGATACAAGTGATAATAAATATAAAAAAATTAAAAGATTAACAAATCAACCAAATTATATAGTTGAGGATACATCTCCATGAGTAGTTATGTAGATAAAGATTATTTTTATTATTTAAAAGGAAGAGAAATTCTTCTTTATAAATTATCTGGAAGTAGAAATTCAGATAGAATTAGTCAAAGTGGAGTATTCCGATCTTATGATAATGAACTTGTATATCCAGATGAAGATATAGCAAATGGATTACGAATAGAATATACTAGAGTAAATGAACCTTTTATTTCAGAAGCATTAGAAACAACATTAGCATATGCTAGTGGAATTGGTATTGCTTTTGTAGATGGTGGAGGAGGTAGTGATACTATTACAGATAGTAATTCTGGATTTGGAGATTTTTCAGATGGAGATAAAATAAGAGTGAGAGGTTCTTCTAGTAATGATGGAGATTATACATTATCTGGAACTGCTAATTCAGGAACATTAACAGTTGCAACTGGTACATTTACAGCAGAATCAGCTTCTCAACGTATTACAATACAACAAATACCTAAAGAGGTAGTAAGCCCAGATTCTACATCTCATATAAATTTAAATAAAATGTTATCATTAGCAGTTGTAGATTATTGTAAAGCTATGATAGCAGAAAGAAATGGTGAAATAGATAAAAAAGAATATTTTATGAAAGAATTTTATGGTAAATTAGCAGACAACGAAAGCAATAAAAGAACAATATCTGTTGCTTCTCCTATAACTGCTTTTGCTGTAAAACTTTAAAATAGTTTATTAATGCCTTAGTGGCGGTGGGGGTGGATAATATATAGGTAAAGTTATGGCAGATAACTTAAGAAAGTATACGACACAAGAAGTGTTAAATAAAGTGTATACTGATTCTTCAGATAACACAATAGGACTCCAAGCACAAACATCAAAAGAAACATTAAATGCAGTATTAAATACTTCTACTAATAGTTTAAATGTATCTTTATCTGGTAGCAATACTATTTCAGGTGATGTTACAATTACAGGCGATTTAACTGTACAAGGTAATGGAACTGGTAATTATGATGAGATAGTACAAGGCAATCTTGAAATATCTGAAACTTTAAGATTAAATCCTACAATATCAAGCGGTTCTAAAACAACACTTGCTTTTATGAGAAGTGATGCAAATAAATGGAGATTTATACAACCACATGATGATAGCTATTTAAAGTTATACAATGATGGTGCAAGTGATACTCAGATGTATTTTGCATCTAATAATAGTATTGGTATTGCTACAAACTCGCCAGTTGCTCAAGGATTAACATTAGCTAATGATGGAGATGTAAATCTAACTCTATTAGCAGATAGTGATGCAAATGCTGATAATAATTGGCCAATGATAGATTTCAGGGTTGATAACACTTCTGGAAATCCTGAAGCAAGAATTTATTATAAACAAGATATTACTTCTTTAGTTTTAGCTACATCTAATACAAATGCTGTTTATGTGGATGAAAATCAAAATGTTGGTATTGGTGGAACGCCATCAAATCAGTTAACAGTTGTTGCCGATAGTGCAATAAAAAACATAAACATTCATACTAATGTTGATGCAGCTATTGTTTCTCCAACGGATGCTGGAGCAAGAATATTTACAACAGGCGATGGTGGAAGTGGTATATATGCAGAAAATGGTCATTTAGCTATACAAGGTAGACCATCAAGTGCAAGGGATATAATATTTTTAACTGGGGATTCTGCAAGTGAAGTTATGAGACTTACAGGAGATGGGTTAACTGGTATCGGAATGTCGCCAACAGAATTTGTTGATATTGAAAAAAGTGATAATACTCCTCGAGCATTACAGTTTTCAAATACAAATAATGGAACAAATGCCTCTGGAGGATTTAAAGCGACTTCTAATGCTGGAACTTTATTTATGAGATCTATTAGTTCAAGTTTTACAACATCTGGTCGCAACGTAGCTGGTACTAGTCAAATATTAAGTACATCAA